TCGCATCTTTTCTCTCTGAGCCTTAGTAGAACACTCCCAATCGTTATATATATCTTGTTTTCCTATAACATTACAAGCATCACGCGATGGAAGCTCATGTGTTTCCGAATGATATGCCCTTACAATAATACCTTGACACATCTCAGTATACTCATGCTTAGTACCAGTTCTGCCCATAGTATACTTAATCCCATAACACTGATAGGATTGAGGCTGAACCATATTGATACCACTAGATGACTTACCTTTTACACGAACTTTAGTATGGTAATCATTGGGATCAAACACGAATCTGTATTTACGAAAATACTTCTTTACATCCATAGCATCATACATAAGACTTAGCCCTGACGAGAGATACCTCTTCCAAGTGGGCAAGCCGTTTTCCTCAAGACGATGAGTAGGATGATTAAACTCCTCATTTAACTTGTAGAGCTTATCATTATCATACAAATTAGCACGGCTAGAAATCGTACGAGGATAACCCTCTTCATTAACTCCAAAGGCCATATTATAAGTTGAGAATCTATTAAGAATTTTCCCAACTAATGACTCTGATGGATCAGATACGAGAGCATCCCTAAATACAACATTGGGAAACATGATAGTATCCCAACTACGATACGCTGAACGAAGGCACTCAAAACTAGGCGGTAATTCATAGCATGATGGGATCGGCATATTACGTAATGGAGGATACGGTAGTACTATTTGATTATGAGCCGTGGACATTTTAATCTGAATAATATTCTGTTGAATAGGATTAACTTTCTTTCGACGTCTATACTGACCATTAATATATATGTAATTACCTTCTAGAAATATAACCATTCTATAGAACATATCTTCGTCTGAGTAGTAAACATTATTAACAAATCGTTTGATTATTACAGTTCCCTTAACAATCTTAAACCCGTGAAGGGATACGTTAAGGTCACATGCACACGCGTTTGTAATATGATGCTCACAGAAGGTAGCTTTAATACGTTTTTCACAATAATTATTATTAAATAAATATTTAAACATAACTGACATAACTTTTCGTTGGAGTAATCCAACAATAATATATCGAAGTGCTGGTGTCTTATAAATATCCGTTGTGCGTAAACTGAGTTAACCACACAACTAA